CGCTCCTGCAACTTTTGGGGTGTACCCAGGGGTGCCAGTGGGGGCTAGGCGCTGCCTTTTTGTGAATTGTGCGATCTGCACATCACTTGGCAGTTGGAAATTTCTAGGCGCAGGTGCGGCGCTTCACTCAGCGGAATTTTGTGGTCAACCGTTAAGTCTTGACTCTTACATCCCTTGACTGAACAAAATGGTTGCAACTCTCTCAAGTGCTTACTCAGTTTGTTCCAAGCGTAATCATATCCACGGTCTGCCCTAGCAGGGCGGCCCCTGTCTTTAACTCGTTGGCACTCAACACATCGTGAAGCGCGAACAACTCGCCCACATCCCGCGCAAGGTCTAGGCAACACCATGTTTGCCTAAGTATTCAATTGCCTTGCTTAACAACTCAACATCATCTCTAAAGTTACCTAAGCCAATGTTGCAATGACCACATAACAATCCACGCACTTCATCTGTATCGTGTGAATGGTCAACACTTAGCTCGCGTTGTAGTTCCCTGGCATCAATTCCGCAGATAGCACATTTGTATCCTTGTGCTACAAGAAGCATTGAGTATTCAGTACGCGTTAGGTTTGTGATTGATCTTTGTTTCTGTCTGCAATCAATGCAGGTTGTTCTCTTACGGTTGGCTGTTCGCCTATCCCCGTGAAAAGCATCAAGCGGCTTCTCTATCAAACACTTGCGACAAACCTGTGTGTTAGTCGTCATCCTCATCATCATCGTCAAGGCCAGTATCTAATCCAAGTGAGGCAAGACGATCTTCCATTGGCAATGACAAGTAAGCATCAAGTGTTGATCTGACTGCTCGTGACAATAGTGTTTCAATGTCATCAAAGGTAAGTGTTGTGTCTGTCTTTAGCTCTGTTGATACATCACCGATGTTGATTCTTAAATCAAGCATTGGCAACCTCAATCCTGGCATCTAATAGTTCGTCAATGAATTTATCAACAATGTGCTTCTTAGAATCTATTGATGCTTTGCGAGTAAGGATTGCGTGCTTTAACGCTTCATCTATCTCGCTGATTGTTTCAGTGCTTACATCCATATTCTTAGCCAATGAGAAAAGCCCGACCGATGTGGCCAGGCTTTGAGTTGATACAACAACAACTGCTAGGGCTAGGCTATCACGCGATGTGTGCAAACTCGCAACTCGTTTTTGCAAACTCTCAAGCACTTCTTAAAGCCACAATCTCACTGATGTCATACAACTGACCTTTGCGGCTTACATCGTTGGCTTTGATTATCTTCCACACTTGGCGCTCTGATACTCCAAGCCACAATGCAATGGCCTCAACATCTAAGTAAAACTTTTTGGTCTTGTTACTCATTGCCAATGCAATCAGTCTGAGTAGGCTCCACTCGTTCTTGCAGCCAAAGCACTTGACATCGCCCATCAAGAATTCAACATCAATAACAACAAACTTCTTGCACTCATCTGTTGGGCATGGGATTCGGCGAGGCTGCTCAACAAATCGCTTGGCTGCTGCCATGCCCCGTTGATGCAGTTCCTTGACCTCGTTGTAGAAATCGCCAATCCAGTCCTGTCCGATGGTCCACTCAAGATGGGTCAGTTGGAATGTGCAGGCAACCTCGACCTCTAACTCAATGGTTGCCTCTGCCTTAATCAATGCTGGCGGTGTCAGGTGGCGTGCTGATCTAATTTCAGCTTCCCAACTATGCAAGATGCCAAGTAACTCTTTGGCCATCGCGTAGTCAAGGGCGTTCACATTGACACCGATTGAACGCTCTGTTGTCACGGTGCCTGCCCCTGACCTGCCTGGTTGGATGTGGTCAGATGCCTCGCGTTGCAATGCAGGTATCTCTTGCAGCCATCCGCGCAGGTGGTAATGACAGACACGACAGATGCTCATGCTGTCAGTTGGTCGGTTGCAAATGGCGCAGTTCAAAATGGAACTCCCTCTGTCATGGCTGGTTGTTTAAGTCGGTCAAAGTATTCGGGCGGCACTTGGCCAAATGTGAACCCAGTTGAGGTGCAGGTGTGTTCTGCCAGCACTACTGGGTCAACTGCTCCCATTCGTGCTGCTGTCCGTCTTGTGGCCTCAAATGAAACCGAGGTTCGATGAATTTGATAGGTTCGAACACCTGATGTCAGTTTCACAATCTCATCGGTGATGTTGAGTCGGGTCGTATCAAGTTTGGTGGGAAAACCTGAAATGGTAATTCCATCCCAAACTAAATGACCACACTTGCGACAGTTAATTGGCTTGAAGTTGAAATCACTCATGTAGGCGTTCCTGTACCGAGATGATGGTGTTCCTTTTTCCGCATATGTACATATGCGGAACGGAACGAACACCGATCACGCTCAAATCTGCCTGTGTTCCCTTTTTAAAAAGGAACACAAAAGGAACAGAACGGAACACCTCAACTCACCACCAATTGTGTTATTTCGGCATCCAAAAGGTTGAAATGGCTCTTTCCATCGTCAGTGATATACAAAATAAATGAGCGATCATTTCCACGGTTGTCCACCCAGCCACCTGCCAAGAGGTCGTTCAGGTGATCTCCAATGACTTCTTTTGACCCGTGGACACCTTCTTGAATCAATCGGCGAGTGCAACCTGGGTGATTGTGGATGAACTCTGCAACCTCTTTGGCCTTTTTGAACTCTTTGCTCGCCTCTAGCTCGTCCTCAAGCATTGGAACGCCAATGACATATTCAATATGCGCTCTTGTCGAATCAATGGTGAACACTGCAGCCTCTTGGGTTCGGTCAGACTTTCGCCACATCCCTGCAATCTTGCGGATAAATCCAGGGCGATCTTTGGTCACACGCATTGTCAGCGTGCCTGTTCTACCTGGTGCCAGCGCCTCTAACGGCTCAACAAGGTATGCAGCTCCATCAATGGTGGCCAACTTTGCCTGCCCGCCGATGGCAAACCGCCCCCGTGTTTCGGCGTTCTTCGTGATGTGGTCAATAAGCACAACGGCAGCGCCACTGGCGGTGGCAACTTTTCTTGGGAATATGCGCATCCAACGAGTAATTGCATCGTTGTCTTTGGTTTCCCCGCCCCACATGGTCAGGGATTCGGTAACGCCATCAATAATGACAAGGGTTGTGCTGTCAGGCTCAAGGATGGCCTGCCAATACGGGTCATCGGCATCACGAGGCCCATCAGGTCGGATGTAAGTAAAGTATTGCAAGAGATTTGCCCGTGAGACACCTAGCGCCTTGAGACGATTGACGATTTCGATGGGGTCGCTTTCAAAATCAATATAAATTACTTTCTTGTCATCTTTGAGCATTTCAGCGGTTGCAATTTGTGCAATCCATGACTTGCCTGACTCTGACTCACCATAAATAGAGTGAACTCGGCCTGTATAGATAAGCCCGTTGCCATCTGTTCGCTTCAGGATGGTTGCAACAGGTGTTTGGAACAATCCGTCAAAGTAATCTTTAAGGGCTACTGGTTTCCAGGATGATTCTTCTTCATCTGTTGCAATTGGCGGTTGCAATGAGTTTGTCGGCATCAGCGCATTGTTTGAATCAAAAGAATTAAGTGTTGCCTGCGGTCCGTAGCCTTGATTGCGTAGGTCAGATGCTGCTGCCTTGTAATCGCCGTTGTGCTTGACGGTTGCAAAGAAGGCAAACTTTGAATAGGAATTTTCAGCTTCAAACTGTGTGCTGGTTGAAAAGACATAAAACTTGTCGTTGCCGTTGAAGTTTGTGGTCGCACTTATCCCCTCGGCTTTGCCAGGTCTGCGCCACACAATTGCTTCGCCTTTGCGATAGACAATGCTCCAGCCAAGCGGGATGAGTAATTCTTCCCATGTGTGTTGATTGCCGTAATCATCACCAGGTGTAAGTGCGCCATCATGTTTTGCGACTACTTCTTGTTGCAGGTTCTCAACCTTTGGCATCTCATCAAACATTGCAAAGATGTTGTGCAGGCCAGCTCGTTCATCCATTGTGATCGTTGGAATCGTCTCGATTGAGCCGCCTATCAAGGTCCAATTGCCACCTGACGGATGTGTGGCGCCGCCACTTGGCGCGGTGATGGTAAAGCCGCCTTCGCTTCGCGTTTCGGCCCATACATCCACGCCGCCGTTTTCACCAGGCTTTCGCGCCAACTTAGTGTTGCCTGGCAAGGTGCCATCTGACACCCGATACAACCAATGCAGCCCGCCTGATGGTGTCAGTTCGACATAACCAGCGTTGAGGCGTGTCCAAAGGTCACCTAAACCTGAACTGTTTGCAATCTCTGCAATCTCAAGGTGCATCTTTTGTGCTACGGCTCGACCCTCAAGTTCTAGCATCTCAAGGTTGCCTGACACGGCCCCTGTGATCACGCCAATACCTGCAACTTCAGGCTTAAACCACATCAAGAGTTCATCTGCCGTGGGCAACTCGGACTGGAACCGCTGCCATGCAAAGGCAGGGCGTTTGGTGCCGTCATTGGCCACTGGCACCACGGAGATGCCAGCGCCTAAAAATCTAAGAGCTATTGGTAACAGGCTACTCATGCTTCAAAGCCTGGTGGAAATAAAACTAACTCTAAACTTGCATGAACAAAATCAATGCGTGCTTGTGCAATTGCCACATACTCAGCCGATTGTTCTATGCCAATGAAATCAAACCCTTCATAGACACACGCCTTGCCAGTTGAACCCGAACCCATGAAAGGGTCAAGCACAATTCCCTTTGGTGGTGTCACTAGCTTTACAAGGTATTGCATCAACGATGTTGGCTTTACTGTTGGGTGATGATTTAGCTTTGCATTGTTTGTGCGGTTGCGTGGATTATCGCCACCGACCCCGCCATCCTTGCGCCCATCGTGATCACGCTTTGCCTCAAACCCATCAAGCCCCTCATTCCTGTCACGCTTGCTTGCCTTTGCGCAGTAAAAGAATCGGGCGGCCCTGCCACTGTCACCGTATCCAGGATCGCCCGCTTCGAATTCACCAGCGGGAACATTTGTCACATCGCCCATTGATTTCTTGCCAATGCGCCCACCCGTTGATTTGCCAGTATCAGGAAACAACGCCACAACCTCATCGCTGCCATCGTGAATGAAGTTGGCGGGGAAGCGACCTAACTCTTTGAGTTTTGCAAGTGCTGCAAGTTGTTCGGGTGACTCACCAACGCGAGCATCAAATTCTGCATCTGTTTCATCATTGCGGCGTGTGTTAAGTTTTCCAATTGGGCGTGATTTCAGATTGTCAAAGTTCTCACCATCTGCAACAACCCGCGACCCATCAATGTTCAACCCGCCAACGCCATGTGTAAGCACATTGTTTGCAACAGTGCCTTCCAACGGCTTGCGAGCAAGCACCATTGGTTCGTGTGCTGGTTTAAGTGCAGTTCCCCAGCCGTTCCATTGTTGGGCTTCAGGTGTTGTTGGGTCAAGGTTAAAAGCGCCAAGTTGATCAGGATTGACTTTACGAAACCCTTGTTCCTCAACTGTGTCGTACATTCCAATTCGACCTTCACCAGTTCGCTCACCTTCAAGTTTATGAAAACCATTTTTTGCGGCAGAACCAGTTGTGATTTTGTTTTCAATACTCTTAGCAATGTTCAATGACTTGGGAAATCCTGACCCATACACCCACATAATCTGATCGCGGATTTCAAAGCCTGCATCCTCAATGGCAACGGCCATGCGGTGATAGGTGCGAGAGCCACTAAAAGCAATCAAATGGCCGCCTGGCTTAATCACCCGCAACGCCTCTTGCCATACCTCAATGTTGAAGGCAATGCCACTTGCATCCCATGACTTACCCATAAAACCTAGCTCATACGGTGGGTCAGTGACAATTGAATCCACCGAGTTATCAGGCATCGCCTTCATTGCCTCAATGCAGTCTGCGTTAATTAGTTTCATGGGCGCTGCCAGTGCTTCAACAACTTGTAAGCCTCTAACAGCGGGCAATCGCAACGGTTTTCAATATCTTCATTGAAGGCGCACCAATGGGCGTGTTCATCACGCAAAGCACCCTTGTAAATTACATTGTAAAAATAATGGCTTAACTCTTTGTGATAGTCAGCAAGTTCCATCTCTAATGTTTTGATCACTTAGAACTGCCCCAACCATCACCTTTAAAGATGGCAGACACATTTGACACCATGCGCTTTGTTACACGAAGGCAATCACCACACATCGGGCCTTCATCGCGTGACTCAATTGGTTTGTTGATGTCAATTGACCAGCCGCAATCAGGGCATTGGTAGCAATAGATTGGACTCATTCTCTCCCCCTTAAATAAATGTTTTGCGTGGCGTTACGGGAATCGAACCCGTTGGCCGCATCCCCCGATGCGTTCCCTCAAAACCAGTGACCATCACAACGCCGCTTCCCCCGCCGCGAAAGGACTTAATTCAGCGGGAAAATTTGTTCTTAGACTGTCTTCGCACCTAACTGCGCAAGCAATGCCTGCACCGCTGGGTCATTGATATTTGCGGCGGCAGGTGCTGCGGCAGCAGGCGTTGGCGCACCTGCATTACCAATAAAGGCGTTTGCCTTTGCCACTGCCTCTGCATCGCCTGTTGCATCCAGCAGAATCCACGGCGCTGACTTACCAGGCTTTGCAGTTCCCTGTCCGATACGAGCTAAAACCTTTTGCCCGACCTTTGCCTTCAATGCGTTCTTTAATGCAACATTGAAAAACAGCACTGACTCATGTGTAAATCCAGTGTCGAGGTCATTGATGCGTACTTCAATTGCATCTGTGTCACCGTGGACAGTTTGAATTCCTAACTTGTATTCGGTTGGTTCAATGATCAAGAGATGACCATTGAGGTCAGCAACTTTGATTGAGTCGCTGGTGTTGCTACTTGGTGGCACAAATGCCATTTCATTCCCCCTTGTTTGTTTGGTTGTTTTCTAACTCTGTTGGTGGATTGCTTTCAATCCAAGACTTATGAATGTCACTGATTGTGATTTCACAAGCGCAGCCATCTCTAAGACACATTGCGGGCCTCTGTTTCTCCGTTGCATCCAACTGCTAGGTCAGATGAGTAAGGCTTGAAATATGGGCAGTAGTTGCAAAGGCGTGATGACACCGCTGGAATGTGTTGCCACATTTGCGGGTTTGCCTCGACATCAACGGTTGCAAGTAATGAATAGATGTTGTCAATGCGATCTAGCGCATCAAGTGCCATCTGCTCATCAAATGGATGCAGCTCAATGTGCATCTCTGATAGGTCACCCTTGACGGGTAAATAGACAAGTGCCACTTGTTTGACATCGGCACCTGCACGCTTCTTGCCCAGTGCGTAAAGGTTGACTTGGACAAGATTTTGTTTGCTTACTGAACGGCGCTTTGAATCAACATTGCCCGTTGTTTTCCAGTCAAGGACAGTGCCTGATGGAATGTGGTAGAGATCAACAGTTCCGCCTAAGTTGCCTGAAATCTTTACCCGTTGCTCAACTTCATATCCTTCTAACTTGCCAAAGACTTCGGCTAAGTAAGCGTGGATGGCAGTTCCCACCTGGGATGCCCATGAAGAAGATGAACCAGGGTTACTAACATCCCAATCCAGTAACTTGTAGGCAAGGCGGCGGGTACATTCTTGCCCTGCCTCTGACGGACCAATTGCGATCTGTTGAGAACGAGGTGCAAAACTGCCAGCATCGGCAATGATCTTTTCAAGAGTCGTTGCTAATGCTTGTGTTGGGCTAACAGGTGAGACGAACATTTAATCGTCACCTTCTTCATCATCTTCCCAAATTTCAGGGTCAACATTGGGTGAGTCAACGGTCAACGGCAAACCAAATGGGCTTGTTGTCATAAAGAGTCCTCATCCAGCAATGTAAATCTGCGTGCTGTTGATGTGTTGCTGAACTGCTCAATGAGTTCAGGCGAGAGTGCAGCTTTGACCTTTGTTGTATCAAGGCGGGTAGTTGTCACTGTTGTCCATCGCACCAACGGTCGGTTGTGATAAAAACCAATCTGACAATCCCCCATTGCCGCTTCGATATATGAACGGGCAATATCTGCCTGCTCTTGCAACGCTTTAATCTCTGCCATTGTTTCGCGATAACGCTGCACCCAATCGGCAGTTTCTTGATCGAAGTCAATGACCTCGTTTGTTATTTGAACGCTCACTTTTCCCCCTAGTACCATTTCTTTAGTTGCCAGTGCTTCCAAGCCCCGCAAGGACCCGATGCGCCGTATTTACGGCCGATGTATGCAAGTGATGCCACAACTTGTGCAGCTTCAACTTGCGAGTGCTTCATTCCTAGATTGCGATAAGTGCCATCTAGTAACTGCCCAACACCTTTTGCTGAACTTCTTGGGTTTCGGGCGGTGTTTTTCCAAGCGCTTTCTTTTCCGATAAGGCTTGAAAAACATCTGTATTGCTTAGTTGTTAGCAACTCACGCGCTAACTCTTTGCCATCAATCTGCGCCAATAAAGTTGTTCGCTCGGCCGCTGGGATTGCTGGTGTCGGTGCCAACACAACGCTCATCACTGTTGATGTGATCACGCTGACTCCGATGATGAAGATGAATCGTCTAATAAGTTTCTTGTTGTAGTTTGTGATTGGATTTCTCCTTTATTTCTTGTCGTTCTTGTCAGTGCCAACTTCACATAAGAAGTTTCGACTGACAGCAAACGAGCAATCTGTTGAGGTGATTTCCCCTTGTTTGTAAGTTCGCGGATACGGTCAGCAGTTGATGGTTCGAAATACTGACTAGATGGACTCACCTTCATGTTTTTACGCATTTCAGGTGTAGTGCCTGCCCAAATTCCGTGAACTATGTTTTGCTCAAGAGCAAATTCCAAGCAATCCTTTCGTTCTACACATCCGTTGCAAATTGCTTGCACGAAGTTGAGGCGATCTGCCTCTTGTTTTTTGCCGTCAGGAAAGAACAAATCAGGAAATTGATAGTCCTTGCAGGCCGCCTCGGATAATTTGGGCAGCAATGGCAACATTGCAAATGAGTTCATTGTTTGTTTGCAACCCACTGCTCTAAATCCTGGATGACCCAGGACTTTTCAATGCCTGCATTGCGCCTTTTGACGATGACATAGGCAGGTGGCACCTCTTTTAAACCACGAGCCTTTGCATAGTTTTCAGCTTCAACTACGGCTTCACGCCAAAATTGAGGCAATGCAAGTTGAGAACGGTTTTTAAGTTCTAAAACATAAGTTTGGCCAGCAATGACAACGACTAAATCGCCTTCATCTTTGGCGCCTGTCTTGGTCAAACGCTCCGCAAGGACACCGACACTGCGCAACCACTTCATCACGCTAGTTTCAAATGCCGCGCCTTTGCGACCGTTTGGATTGGCCAATTACTTGACCAAATGAAGATGAGAACGGCGAGCAAGTGACGGATGCCCTGACCCCACGGCGCAATCGCCCGCCGTTCTCAAATCGAATAGTTCTGCTGAAACTTCGTTTGCATACAGCGCCAAGTCGTTGTAGTCGGCGATGGTGCGGCGGTGGGCTTCCCATTCACGAGATGCACCCAAAAGGTAGGCAACGGTGCCAGCGCTTAAAGCTGCAATGACAACTGCGTAAAAGTTAATCATGCGCTTTGTTCCAGTGCATCGGTCAAGGCTTTGATGAGGCCGACAATCTCAAATGGCAGCATCCGAGCCAAGACAATCTTCTTGTTGGCTGCCTCTTTTGAAACCACATCACGGGCTGAATACAAGGCAACAACTGAATCACCGTTGTTCTTATCAAAGCCGTCAATGGCGGTGGCGAGTGCCACAAATGCCTTTGGGCTGATCGCCCCTGCCACGGACTCACACGCATCCTCGACCAGCCACTTATCGCTGGTGCTTAGGACAATTCCCCCTGCGAGGTCTGTTGTGACCTCAATGATCGGGCGGTTCACTTTTCCACCTTGAAGGCATCTGTGAAGTTCTGCCAGTCAACGGTTTCATCTATTTTGCGGCCATAGCGCCATTCCTGGAATCTGTGTAACCATCCGAAATGCCTATTTCCTATAACAATCAAGGCGATAATAAATGCGCCAATTAGTGCTGTGCTTCCCATGTTCTGCCTCTTTCTAGGTGTAGAGTCGAGGTAACTTGAAAAGCTAAAAAATTGTTCTAGGCTGAAAGTGACCATTCGGACACAAATGGTCACTATTGTAAGTGCTACGCACTGACTTTAAGCCTATTGAATTCTTTAGCTCATCGAGGGTGGTTACCTCAACTGCCGATGAATAAAGGATAAATGAAATGCCCATTCCTGCAAATAGCGACACGCGGTCACGCTTGGTCAATTTGAACAGTTCAAAAATGACTAGCAAACCCCTAGACAAACCCAATATCCGAGGTGGAAAATTTCCTACGGCATATCGGTTCCTGCGGGAACCGTTGATTCAAGAAGGTATGAAAATGGGAGAGATTTTCATAGAAGGCGCAAAGGGTCCAGTGGAACCCTGGCACGAGGAAGTCGGCAATTTACTTGCTAGACGGTATGAAATCGCGGGTTGGTCGCGTTCTATATTTATCAACGATTGGTCACTGCTGCGCGAAGTATGCGGTCCAAAACATCCCAGTCAGGTCTTTTTGCCTGACCTAGAGGAAAAGGTTTTGAAGGGTCGCACGCAAGGCACCCGTGAAACCTATGTTGCTCGCATGAGGTCAATCTTTAACTCATTGCGGATGCTAGGTGTCATTGATGTCCTGCACCGCCCTGATGATGGATTGCCAAAGGTCAAGGTGTCACGAGCTACACCTCGCCCAATCTCAAAAGATCAGGCAGTAATGCTGATGACCCAGGCAAGTGAGCCAATGCGTGAATGGTTTATTTTGGCTTGTTTGGCAGGCTTGCGTGCAATGGAAGTTGCAACCATTCGCGGTGATTGGCTTGAGGAACATCCTGAAGGCATGATGCTGCGCGTTCACGGCAAAGGCAAGACTGAAAAGTTGATTCCTGCCCATCCGCGCATTGTTGAGATTATCCAAAGGCACAATGTTCTTGGGCGCCTCTACACCGTCAAGCCTCACTACTTATCCCGCCTTGCTTGCGCTGAAATGAGACGGCTGGGAATCGTGACAAAGTTGCGTTCTGTGACTGCTGAAAATCCATCCAGGATTTCATTTCATAGTTGCAGGCACTTCTTTGCAACAGCGGTCCTAGCAGCATCAGGCAACTCTTTAGTGCTGACATCAAGAGTTCTGCGGCATCAATCAGTCAATGTCACCATGCGTTATGCAGACATTGTTAACGGCGAAGAAGCACGAGTTGTTGGCGGGCTGCTATCAGATATTGACTGGAGCAAAGTAGGTTAGACAATAAAAAACCCACCCAACGACAAAGGTTGGGTGGGTTTTTTATTCTACGATTTCGCCATAAATGGCGGCGTAGGCTGCTAAATCTATTGGTGAATCTTGGTGATCAGGTGTCTCAATCAACCTGGCAACCTTTACTAAGGCGAGGCACATAGCCGCTTGCGCAGGTGTTATCTCGTGTTCAAGCCACACCGACCATAACTTTGCAATGCGTGTGTGGTTAACAACAGGTGAACCGTAATTTTTATTGCGATCACCGTGTGTCAGTCTTTTTGCTTCATCTAAAATCTCGCCGCGTTCCATCTGCTCCCCCTTGTTAAGCAAGAGATTGTGTCGGAAATTTCAAACTCTAGGCACTGACCGAGTACCAGCCATCGCCCCAAAGGGTCAGCA